CTGCGCTGATTAGGTTGATGCGGTCATCGCATTGCATCATGTCCCAGCTTGAGCCGCAGCCCTTGCTGATAGCTTTGCGCTGATCTTCGAGCCACGTGCGCTCATCTTCCAGCGCCTCGCGAAGTACGGTAATCGGGTCTTTGGTCATGGCTTATCCTTTCTGCGCCAGATGGCGGCAAACCAGCTAGGTGAAGAAACGTAATCCTCTCTTTTTGGCACATAAGGGCATTCGCGGTTGGACTCCCAACATTTCTGGCAGAGCTGGTCAACGTATTCCGCGCCGCACTTCCCTGAGTCCATTGCCTTTTGCTTGATCGCTACACGGTCCATTACATGTCGCCTTTCACTTTGCGGATTTCAGCCCTAATAAAGCGCTGAATTTCACCGATCTTGTTCAGGCGCGCATTTGTGCGGGCGGTTTCTTCAATGCTGCCTTGCGATGAAATCGACCGCAGGTCTTCCAACTGATTCCATACAGCCTGCAAGACACCGTCGATCTCCGCATCCGTCAGTGTCGGCGCTGCGGGTGCATCAGCAGGCGCACGATTCAGCGCAACATAGAAGCCGCAGTGGCGGCACTCGGTCAGCTTGTCGGCTGGCGCTGCGGGTGGCGTCGGCGCGGTGGCGAGCATGCGCTGCACGTCAGCGAACTTGCACCATTCGCCGCTTGGATCGAGTTCAAGCGCCTTTTCCCAAGTAGTCATGTAGCCGCTGCCGTATTGCGTTTCAACCAAATCGTAGCGGTCGATTGCGTCCGGCACGCTCTGGATGGGCGCTTGCTCGGGCGCGGCGGCGAGCAAGATACGAAGCTGCTCGACCGTCTGCAAGTGATGCCGCGCCGAAAGCACAGCACCGTCGCGCTCGCGCGATACCCGAGCCAGTTCGGCCAGCGCGTTGTCGCGCTCCTTTATAGCAAGCTCGTAGTTGTTGGCATAGATCAGCTGGTTCATACTTCGGCCCTCGATTCTTCGTAGTCATGCCCCTCGGCGTGCAGCCTGCGGCAAATGGTGGTGTGCATGCGCACGGTGTCGAGCTTGAATGGATGCTTTGCGCGGAAGGCTTCCCCGAACTGTTCGTTGTATTCGGAGCGCTCGTCCATTTCGATCTCGGCGGCCAGCTCGTCATAGCGCTCGGCACGCGCGGCGTCACGCTGCTCGCGCTCGGCAGCGGTCAACTTGCGAATGGATGGGATCACGATTGCGCCTCGGCGCGCTTCTTAAGCTCATTAGCGCGGTGCTGCTTGTACCCTGCCGACTTGTAGATCGACTGGCGCGCAACGCCGGCCAGGACCGCCGCTTGCTGCGGCGACTTCCCGCGCTTGATCAGGCGGAGGGCTTCGTGCATCTTGTCTGTCGTTTCCTTTGGCATTTCAAAATCCCCTGTTCGTTAATGAGCTTAAAGGATATATCCTAAGGAAGATAAAAGCAACATATAAATGACACGGTAGAAAAGAAAAAGCCGCCACATGGACGGCTTCGTGCGGCGCGCTGCAGCTTACGCTGGTGGATCTTCGAAGTCAGGCTCGGCCAGCAGGTCTTCTGGCGACTGCGCGCCCAGTGGATTGATGAAGGCCTTCTCGGCTTCCTTGCGTGCTTCGCTCTTCGGCTCTTGCGTAATGCGCTCGGCCTGTTCGAAGTTGTCGACGGCTTCTTCGATGCTGGCCTGGTGCATGCTGACCAACAGTTCTTGGTTATCCGCACGCAGCAGGCGCAGCAAGTCGTCTTCATCATCGACCTGGCCCAGCTTGACGCGCAGGCCAAAGTTCACCGTTCCGCCGGGCAGCAGCGAGAAATGGAACTTGTCGGCTTCGCGCATCGTCAGGTACAGGTCGTTGCGCTCGTCGTCCGCGTCGTGCAATTCAATGCTGATGCGGCCCATTTCAAGCGCCCACGTGAACACGCCCAGCTCTGGGAATTTGAGCGTATGGAATGCCGTAGTGTCGATGAAGTCGTCCTGTTCCATCATATAGAGCGCCGGCCGCAATTCAGGATTCAGCTTTGCCAGGATGGCGTTTGCGAACGCGCCTGACAAAACGAGGTCATATGCCGCCACGGTCTCGTCGCCGTGCTTCTCGTCGCGCTTCTTGACTTTGACGAGCATCGGCTCGCGGATCAGGTAAAACGGTTCTTGCTGTGACATGTTGTTGCCTTTCTGTGGTGGGTGAAATTATTGTTTGACGTTGTAGCGGGCCAGCAGCGTGCGCACATTGCCGTTGATTTCTTCGACGGCGCTTAACAGCTTTTCTTCCATGTCCGCGATGTAGGCATCATCGCGTTTGATGGTCTGGATATAGAGCTGCATACCAGGCGGGAAGGATGGGTGGAAGCTGACGAAATCCCACTCGTCGCACTCGCACACGAACATGCCGCCCTGGACCTGGGCCATGTGTTCGGCCGGCATGCCATTCAGCAGCGTTTCCAAGTGTACCGTTGGCGTGTACGGACATTTTGATTCGTATCCCTTGCGCTTGCCAAGCAGGCCGTCAGGGCTGCAGCCAATCTGCATATGTTTCGGGTGCCTAATGAACCCGACTTCCTCGCAGAATGCGCCTGTGGCCGCCTCGTAGTGCATGCGCGCGATAGGTTCATGCGCGTTGCCCCAATCGGTGGCCTTCGATGTCCACATAGCGCCGGGCCGGCCGGTCAGCAGTTCCAAAGTGATTTCGGTAATTGCGGTCTCGCGCGACTTCAAGAACTTCTTGCCGCTCTTGTCCATGGCGATCAGTTCGCCAAAGCGCGATCCGGTTACATGGCCCAGCCTTTCAAGGTGCCATGCTTCTGATTTCTGTTCTGTCATGCGGCCCCCGTGGCTTTGGCAATGGCGGCGCGGGCGCGGTCTAACATGCCGCCATCGCTATCGTCGTTAAAATCGTCCTGACGCTCGCACATCGCAAGCAAGGCGGTCAGCTCGGACAGTAGATCAGGCGCGGCTGCGATCAGGCGGGCATTAGCTTTAATGTCTTCACGGCTGCCGCTGTGGATCCGCACGCGCATTTCCAGCCGTTCTTCTGTTTCATCGGCAATGATCGAATTTCCGCGAATGATCCACGGTCCTGGCGTGTGCGCGCTCATGCTGCACCGCCCGTGCGCGCCAGGTCAGCTGCTTCAATCTCGGCATCGGTCATCGGCATGGCCGGCTCGGCATCAACCGTGCGCGCAGCTTCGGCCGCTTTCAGCTCGGCGCCGCGCGTGCCCACGGCCGCCTTGAACCGGTCATACAGGCCCTTGTCGCCCGCTGCCTGGATTTCCTTGATGCCGGCCTGCCATACGGCGGTGACTTCTTCCGTGGTGGCGCACGCGTCGGCTGCTGCGATCCAATCCTGCGACAGCTGCGGCGTCGGCGTGATGTCGACCTCGGCGCCGATATACTTACCTTCCATTTCTTCGGCGGTCGGCTGGCTTCCCACTTCGGGAAATGCCTTGCGCAGCGCCTGGGCCTCGGCACATTTGGCGAGCTGGCCGCGCGGTCGCTTCGTCCACATTGCATTCGGTGCGATGGATTTTTCCTTGCCGCCCTTGATCGCATAATTTTCGATCCAGTATTCAATCGCGGTGAATTCTGCGATTGCGCCGTTATCCATCATTTTCTGCACACGCACGCGGCACCATTCCGGATATTTGATGTAAGCACCGCCCAGCGTTTCTTCGATCATCGGGCCATATTCCGGTTCGCTCATGCCTGCAAACTTGCCCGTGCGCGATGCTTGCGTGCGGTACAGGTTCACGCCAGGCATCACTACGTCGCGCATGCTGCCGCTTTTGGCATCCCACATTGGAACGATGTGAACCGGCTTTTGCATCGGGTCGAGCCCGGCAGCCTGGCAGTACCCAAGGACCATTTGTACGGAGCCAATTTGCGCGCCTGGGTAAAGCGAGTTTTGCAACACGCGAATCAATTCATCTTCCGTCTGCGCCACTACTGCGCCGCCCTGCTGTGCTGTGATATTGCTCATCCCTGTTTCTCCTGTGGTTGTTTCAATTCATTGCGCGCTGCTTCTTTTCCCATGCGATAGGCAAACCAGCGCGCATCATGCGGGTGCATGCGTCCATGCTGCGCCTCGAACTCCGCGATGGCCATGTCGAAGGCGTAGCGTTCCTGCGCTGCAGTGCAGCCCGGCGCAGCGCAATCATAGATGCCGAATGTGCCGGTCTCGCCTGTGCCGCCGCACTGTTTGCAATCGCTCATGGCACGCTCCGATCCATCGGCGTCCACTTGGCCAAGATACGGAGCACGCCCGGCAAGTTGCGTGTTACCTGGCATTCCCGGCAATCGCATGGCTTCGCGGCCAGGCGCTCACGGGCGCCAGCGGCGATGATGCGCGCTTGCTCGGCGCGGTCGACCACGGGGAAGCCGTAATCGTTCATTTTAACGGCGCTCATTGCAGCCAGCCCGTGACAACCAGCGCGACAACAAACGCGCCAGCAGCCCAAAGAACAGCAGCGCGGTCGCGGCGCACGCCGGCCACCATCGCACGTTCATAAGACGACATTCCGAGGCCGGCCGGCATACGCGTGCAATCCTCGCTGTAGTGGTCCAGACCGCCGCAGCGGAAGCAGACACGGGGGAATCGAATAGCCATGATTATTTCTCCTGGTGGTTGATTTATTACTTGTTCATCATCGTTACATTGACCCAAAAATTCCCGCCACCTTGCGGGATGTAGTTGTACACATCGGCGGGGTTGATCTTCTGGCCGTTGGCGAACACCTGAATCACGGTGCTATTCACACCCAGCGCAGCGAAGCCTTGAATCTTCACATTGAAATCGTCGTCGCTGGTGATCTGCACCGTGCCGGCGTGCGGGTACGTTTTGGTGAAAAACACGCGCAGGTATTCGGCTGTCTGTTCGATCTTTAGGTCGCAGCCATACGGCGAATGGTCAACGTCGTTTTGCACGTACCACTGGCCCGCCGAGTTTGGCCGGATGATGCAGTGAAGGTGATCGATTTCGGGGATGGCTGGTGCTGCTGCAGTGATCGGCGCAGCGGACGGCGTGGCCGTAGCAGGCGAAGTCCCGCCGCCACCGCATGCAGCGATAACGATACAGGCCGTGGTGGTTGCCAAGAATTTGTACATGGTGCTTCTCCTTTGTGGTTGTTTGTTATCCGATGTGAAGAAGTGTCGCACACAGAAATTTAAATTGCAAGTAAATCTTTTGCACCAGTAAATTTTCTTGCGCAGTAAAGAAAAGTGCTGCATAATTCATTCAGAAATTCAACCACACGGAGGAATCAATGAGGAAGCAACAAGGCCCGGATATGTCGGGCAAGCTGTTCGATGTGATCATGAAGAAGCAGAAGATCACGAAGGAAAAAGATTTGGCCGAATACCTGGGCGAGCATCAGACAGCCATCAGCCAGGTACGCAACGGGCACCGTGAAATCAGCGCCGAAATGCTGATGCGCATTCTTGATAAAACCGGCATGACGTACAAGGCAGCGAAGGCACACATTCAGGAGCGCGGATAATGCCATCCTTCCAAAAGCGCACCATATATTTGAGGGAAGAAAAGCAGCGCGAGACCCTGCTGGCCCTGATCCCAAACCTGCCGCTGGACGCCGACCGCCCGCTGCAGATCACCATCGAGGAATTCAGGCCCGCGCGGCGCTTGTCGCAGCAGGCATACCTGTTTGCTGGACCGCTGCGCGACATTGCAGAACAGGCTTGGATCGACGGCAAACAATTCAGCGCTGACGTGCTGCACGAGTTCCTGAAACGCGAGCTGCTGCCCGAAGAATTCGATCCGGAGTTCTGCAAAGATTCTTACCAAAAATGGCGCTACGACCCGAAGGGAAATCGCATCCTGGTCGGCAGCACGACAGACCTTACCGTCAAGGGATTCGGCCGCTACATCGAGCAAGTACAGGCCTTCGGCGCCGCGCTGGGGGTTCAATTCCACGAACGGAGCCAATCATGAAACTCACCCGCCGCTGCGCGCGCATCACAATCGAGCGCGCCACGAAGCTTCAAACCATCATCAACCATATGCGCAAAGGTCCGCTGACGATTTGCGAGATCCAAGATATCGTCGGCATTGGACAGTCTGGAACGCACAAGTACATCGACGACCTGTGCGAAAACCGTATTGCCATCAAGACCAAATACACAGGAAGCAAGCCACGGATTTACGTGCAGTATCGACTGATAGATGATCCTGCACGCGTCGAAGAATTCCTGCGCCTGATTACGCTGCCTGGCGTCGATGGCCAGCCGCGCCGCCGTGGTAGCAACGTCAGCACCGAAGACTGCGCGCGCAAGGTCCACATCACCAAGGACGACGAGCCGATCAAGATCAAGCTGGGCGCCAAGAAGCCGCCCAAGCAGTTCGACCTGCTGCTGTACCTGTTCGGTATGAATATGGAGGTAGCGTGAATGAGTTGGCTCTTTTCGCAGGCGCTGGTGGAGGAATACTCGGTGGGCACCTCCTTGGATGGCGCACCGTGTGCGCAGTTGAACGTGATGCCTACGCCGCACAAGTTCTGGCGCAACGACAAAATGATGGAATTCTCAGACCTTTCCCAATTTGGTCTGACGTTACAACTTTTGACGGACGACCATGGCGCGGAATTGTTGACGTTTTATCGGCAGGGTTTCCTTGCCAAGACATCAGCAGCGCAGGACGTGGGGCAGGAATTGACGGAGCCAAAAGCGGACTTTGGGTGGAAGTGGGCCGGATCATTGGCGAAGTTCGACCACGACGCGTATGGCTGGAAAACTCGGCAAGGCTCACTTCTAGGGGACTCGGACGAGTTCTTGGAGACCTGGCCAAACTGGGGTTTGATGCTCGATGGGGAATTATTGGAGCAGATGACTGCGGGCTTTCCCATGACAGAAAACGAATATGGATCTTGGCCTACTCCAAAAGCTCGGGACTGGCGCAGCGGTGGCACAGATCCGTTGAAAGTGCAGGCACGAATAGAGCGCCGCAAGAATCAGGGGGTTATAGATTTACCGGATGCAGCCGTCCATCGGTTTTGGAAGCAGGGGTTCAGTGGTCATCTGAAACCGTCCTTCTCCGAAAGTCTCATGGATTGGCCAATCGGATGGACCGACTTACAGCCATTGGCAATGGCCAAGTTCCGCGAGTGGCAGCAACGGCATGGGATATCTTGCATGGCTGATCCACTATCGGACCCGCACGAAGTGCTGACATTTCACGACCTGGTGCAGCCATGAAGCGCAGCGCACCGATGAAGCGCACAGCCTTCAAGCAGAAGGCGCCGGCCGAGCGCAAGCCGATGAAGTCGCGCGGCCCGAAAATGACGCCTATCCGCCGCGCCGCGCGGGGCGAGGATTGCACGCTGCAAATTCCGGGCGTGTGCAACTTCGACCCGGCCACGGTTGTGCTGTGCCACTCGAACGAGCTAGCGGACGGGAAGGGCATGGGCCTCAAGGCGCCTGATACCGCCGCGTGCTTCGGGTGCAGCGCTTGCCACGACCTGCTCGACGGCCGCCGGCCACGCCCTGAGGGGATCACGCTGCTAATGGTGCAGGGCGCCTTCGTGCGCGCGGTGGCCAGGACGCACGAACGACTGAGACTGAAAGGAATTCAGGTATGAAGCAGATCGTTTTGACGCTGCCCTATCCGGTCTCGGCAAACGTGTACTGGCGCACACGCGTGGCCGGCAAGCTGGCCATGACCTACGTTTCGGCCGAGGCGAAGGCGTACAAGAAACAGGTGCTGGCGCTGGCCCGCGCCTCTGGCATCGACGACCCGATCACCGGCCGGGTGCAAGTTGAAATCTGGCTGTACCCGAACCGGCCGCAGGACTGGCAGAAACGCCAGCGCCAGCACGGCGCGCTGTGGGACGATACCGTTCGGGTAATTGACCTTGACAATGCAAACAAGGTGCTGCTCGACGCGCTCAAGGACGTTGCCATGGAAGACGACAAGTTCGTGCGTCGCCTGACATCGCAGCGCATGGAGCCGGACGACAAGCCCGCGCGCGTGGTCGTGCGCATTACCGCAATAGATGTACCAAAAACGCAACAGGAGCTAATTGCATGAAAACGATCCGCAGCACGGCCGCTGGCGCGGTCTACTTTATCGCCTGCCTGGTCTTCGCACTGGGCTGGGCATTGGCTGAAATCATAGAAGGACCGCGCGATGAATAAACCCCTCGTCGCCCAGCTGTTGGCAAAGACAGGGCCGCTGCCGATTTACTTGTCGCCAGCGCTCATCGAACAATGCCGCGCCGCTGGCATAAATCTGCCGAGCAACTTTATCCCGCTCGAAAAATTACCATTGACCCCAAAGCCGCAAGCAACAACAGAAGGTGTTGCCGAAGCAATCCGTAAAATCAGGAGCAAAGAAAATGACCAATCCGAATAGGCCCGCTGCGGCCCGTATCCGCCCGCTGGCGAGCATCCCGATGAAGGAAGGCTTCGTTATTATCGGCGTTCACAAAAACGGCTCAGAAGCGCTCCTGACGGTTTTCGTGGACAAGGACGGATTCCACAAGGTTCCCGGCTATCACGAGCTGGCCGGATGGAAATTGCCTTGACTGTTGCAATTCTTGACGGCGCTCAATTTATCGATTGACGCCGCACAAGATTTCCGGGAAGATTCTTCACATGCCTTGGCGGGCGACAATTCAGGCGGGCTTCAAATGCATCGTGCCGGGTTCCTGATCCCGGTCCGCCAACACCGAAAGGTGACGGTGCATTTGAGGCCCTTTTTATTTGGGCGGTACGAAATGTATTACTACCAACACAACATAGGCGACTTCGACAAGAAGACTCGTCACCTTACCAGGGTAGAGCGCAGCATCTACCTGGACATGATCCACCTCTACTACACGACCGAGCAGCAGCTCACGCTTGACGTTGCGATGATCTGTCGCAAGGTACTGGCTCGCACCGAGGAAGAAAAGGCAGCTGTCCTGGCCATCCTTGACGAGTTCTTCGAGGAAACACCGAGCGGCTGGTTCCATGATCGGTGCGAAGAGGAGCTGGCCGCTTACCGCAAAACCAAGTCGCAGGCATCCGCTGCCGGCCGTGCTTCTGCCGCCGCGAAAGAGGAACGCAGGCAACAGGCAATCAACGGCGGTTCAACGGACGTTGTAACGCCTGTTGAACGTCGGTTGAACGACCGTGCAACGGCAAGTCAACGGCTCGTCAACCAACCAATAACCAATAACCAAGAACCAGTAAACATGAACCAGGACCCAATAACCGGGAACCAGGTTCAAGAACAACCCCAACAGCAACCCCTTCCCGAAGCGGTTCCCGCCTCGGCCCCGGCCAAAGCGCCTCGCAAGTCCAAGCCTGCAGAACCTGGAACCGGCAAGGTGTGGGCAGCTTATGCCACTGCCTACTGGAATCGCTACGGTGTTGAGCCTGTCCGCAATGCGATGGTCAACGCTCAGCTGTCGAACCTTGTTCGCCGCATTGGTCTTGCAGATGCCGAACAGGTTGCGGGCTTTTTCCTCGGGCACCAGCACCGCTTCTACGTCGAGAAAATGCACGCTGTTGGCCTGCTGCTGGCCGATTGCGAGAAGCTGCGCACCGAATGGGCGACCAGCTCGCAAATGACCGCCGCCAAGGCCGTGCAGCAGGACCGCACGCAGACAAATTTCGATGCGTTCGCCCCGCTGCTGGCGGAAGCGCGTGCGATGGAGGCGGCAAATGGCAAGTGAAAAATTGATCATGGCTATCGCGGCCACTGCCGAGCTGTGCGGTAAAGTGTATTCCCCGGCCGCTGCGCGCATGCTGGCGCAGGACCTGGACGGCTACGACGAGTCCGGCGTGCTGGTTGCGCTGACGCGCTGCCGCAAGGAACTGGATGGCAAGCCGTTCAACGTGGCCGCCATCATTGCTCGGATCGACGACGGTCACCCTGGCGTTGAGGAAGCATGGGCCATGATGCCGATGGCGGAAACGCAGTCTGTTGTCTGGACGCAAGAAATGGCTGACGCTTTCGGGCTGGCCAGGCCGCTGCTGGAATCTGGCGACCGCATCGGCGCGCGCATGACGTTCAAGGAGGCGTACCAGAAGGCAGTCGTGCTGGCCCGCGATGCCAAGCGCCCGGCAAAGTTCCTGCCGTCCCTGGGTTCCGATGTGGCTGGGCGCGAATCGGTTATCCGCGATGCAATCGACCGTGGCCGCCTGAACGTCAGCCATGCGCGCGCGTTCGTTCCGCAGATCGAAGCCGAGCAGGCGCCGCAGTACCTGCTGGAAGCACCGAAGCGCACGCCAGGCGCCAAGCCTGACCTGAAAGCCCTTCTCCTTTCCCTGAATCAAAAAACTATGCCAGCCCCGGAGGGCCAAGATTATGAGAAATGAAACGCAAGTAGACCATTCGCTGTGCGCCGCCGGCAGCTGCAACATGATAGCGAGTATGAGCAAGGGCACGACCGGCGGCGCCGACTGGCTGTGCTTCATCCACTTTGCGGCGGAGCAGCGCGACTGGCCCCTGATCACCCAAGAGCTGGCCCGGCTCGACTGGCTGGTGCAGCTGGTCAAGAGCCTGCGCATGGCGGGCCGGCGACAGAACTTCGACGAAGTACGCGAACAGGCCCGCCAGGCGTCCGCATTGGCCCAGCGCGGCGATTTGAACATCACGGACAAGGAAAGCATGCTCTCGTACATGATCCGCCTGGAAGGCGTTTTAAAGGCTTCGGCAAAGGAGGCGTGCAAATGAACCGCCCACTGATCGACCCAATCGTATTCCTGACCAAAAAGCAACTGATTGGCCAGGAGGATACCGACAAGATCGAGTTGCCCGTCCTGATTCACTTCGACGCAGCCAAGCGCGGGCGCATCACAAACCCCGGCTACAACTTCATCAGCCGGCACCTGGTCATGGCCAATTTCCTGGCCGTGCGCCTGAAATCGCGCAGCTTCCAGACCATCAGCGAGTGCGCGGGCAAGCTGTGGAGCAAGGCCGGCGCTCGCCCGGGAGAGTTCGCCAGCCTGACCACGAAGGAATACGCCGCGATCCGCGCCTGCCTGGGCGTCTACTTCCGGCACCTGCCGCGCGTGGAGATCGGCCTGTACATGCAGGCCAACCAGGTGGCCGCCCAGCTGATGGGCGACGAGGCTTAAAATTGCCGAACGGAAGTTAATATCTGGCAAATTGGCGTATACTTGCAGCATCATTTGGGGAGGGGAAACATGGAAATCGTTCTCGCAGCGGTCATTATCGTGGGCCTGCTCGCTGTCCTGGCCCTCGCAACGGTTTGGGCTGAGCCAAAAGGGACGCCCGACCCCTCCCCGGAAGAGGCCGGCATTCTCGCCCGTGCCCTCGGCGCCCTCATCGCCAAGATCAACACGGAGCGCATGTAATGGACGCCATCGTCGTAGCCCTGGTACTCGGCGCAATCCTCCTCCTGATCGTCGCCCTGCTCGAGAACGCAATCGGCCGCTTCCGGGTACGCCGCATGTCCGAAGAGCTGGACCGCCACCGCGCCCAGCGCCAGCGCATCGCAGAGCGCCAGAAGGCAGAAGCCGCCGCCCCGATCCCCTGGGCCGCACCAGACGATCACCTGGACCTGGCCAAGCTGAAAGTCACCGAAGCGGGGGAGTCATGATCGATTGGTCGTTGACAGCCTTGCTCATGGCCCCTGTGGCGCTGCTCTCCGTTGTCGTCATCGCAGTAGAGCGGCACATATGGCGCACCTATGGCATAAGCTTCACTGGAATCAAGAAACCGAATATTGCGCAGAAACGCGAAATCGCAGCAGATCCTGCTGACCAAGTGCCAGATAATCGCGGTTTAGACCAAAACGATTGCGCAAAAACGGGGAAATGCAGCAGATTCTGCTCTCGCGTGCGTGCGCGCGCGTTTGGATCCTGACCCGTGGGCGCCATGGAACAACTGCCCGACCTTCGCGTGGACTGGTTCCGCGTCCTGGTCCAACTGCAGGCCGAGGGCTACAGCCTGCACGGCGTCGCCTACTTCATCGGCATCCCCAAGTCGACCCTGATCGCCTACAAGCAGGGCATGCAGCCGTCCTACAACGTGGGCGCCCGGATCATCCGGTGCTGGGCCGAGGTGACGGGCAAAGACCCGGCCACGGTCCCCATGATCAGCCCGTATTCGTTCAAGGCATAGCGGGGATTCGGTCGAGATTCTGACCCGGCCATAGGCCGACAATCCGAACCGTTACTATCCATTAACCTTTTTCGGAGCAAATCCCATGACCGCACCAGCCAAGACCAACCGCGCGCTCGACCTGGCCACGCCGGGCGAAGTCCCGCCAGCACCAGACACCATCATGGCCGCCGCCGAGAACGGTGCAATCGAGAAGCCGAAGCTGGCCAAGGAGCGCGTGCGCGTGTCGCAGGACTACCGCACCATGCGCGCCGCTGACGTCGACGCCACCACCCTGACTTCCCCTGTGCTGACCCTGGACGGCTATGTTTGCCCAGCCCCAGCGGACAAGAAGTAAGCGCCTCTCAATACCAACAACAAGGAGTCGCCCATGTGCGGAGCCAGCCCAACACTTCCCCCAGCAGTAGACCCGAAGGCCGAGCGCGAGAAAGCAGCAGCCGAGGCGACGACCTCAGCCAACGCCAAAGCGGCCATGAACCGTAAGAGCAAGCGCTCGCAGTCGCTGCTGGCGAGCGGCGCCATGGGCTCGACTGGCCCCGTGCAATCAAGTTCTATCCTGGCGCAGGGTCAAACGACCATGGGCGCTGGCGGAGGCTAACCCATGACGAACCCTATCGCCACGCAAGTGCTGCGCCGCAAGGAGGCGCTGTACGCGCTGCGCCTGCCCAATGAGCAAATCTGGCGCGACTGCTTCGACTACTCGTTCCCCGAGCGCAACGATGGATTCAGCGGCGAGCGCAACGACGCAATGGGCCTGCAAGCCAAGCGCGCGCGCCTCATGGACAGCACCAGCACCGACAGCAGCCAGATCCTCGCCGCGGCGATCATGTCCGGCGGCACGCCGAGCAACAGCCGCTGGTTCGGCCTGACCACCGGCCAGGACAGCGACGAGGAAAAGCGCTGGTTCGATACCTGCGCCGAGACCATCTTTCAAAACATTCACGGCAGCAACTATGACGCCGTGGGCTTCGAAGCCTGCACCGACCTGATCCCCGCCGGCTGGTTCGTCCTGTTCATCGACGTCGACCGGGAAGAGGGCGGCTACCACTTCGACCTGTGGCCCATGGCGACCTGCTGGATTGCCTGCTCGAAGCCGGGCGGCCTGCCCGATACCCTGGTGCGTACCTACGAGCTTACCGCCGAGCAGGCCGTCAACGAGTTCGGTGCGGACAACGTTTCTGCCAAGGTCAATCGCGCCATGGCCGACAACAAGCCGGACCAGAAGTTCCAGTTCTGCCTGTCGATCTATCCGCGAGCTCCCGAGGCAACCGGCGCCCGTGCCAAGAATCTGCCGTTCGCCTCCTGTCACATCGAGGTCGAGAGCATGACGGTTGTCCGCGAGTCGGGTTACAACGAATGCCCGTTCGTCGCGCCGCGCTGGGCGAAGCTGCCCAACAGCGACTATGCCATCGGCCCGATGTTCCGCGCGCTGCCCGACGTCAAGCAGCTGAACCGCTTGGTCATGATGGAAGACACGAACATCGACATGGCCATTAGCGGAATGTGGATCGCGGAAGACGATGGCGTGCTGAACCCGCGCACCGTCAAGGTGGGCCCGCGCAAGATCATCGTTGCGAACAGCGTCGACAGCATGAAGCCGCTAACCTCCGGCTCGAACTTCGAGATCAGCTTCACCAAGAAAAAGGAGCTGCAAGACTCGATCCGCAAGACCCTGATGGCCGACCAGCTCAGTCCGCAGGATGGCCCAGTACGCACGGCAACCGAGATCCACCAGCGCACGCAGATGATCCGCCAGCTGCTCGGCCCGATCTACGGCCGCCTGCAGGCCGAGTGGTATCAGCCGATGATCAACCGCTGCTTCGGCCTGGCCCTGCGCGCGCCTGGCGTGCTGCCACCACCACCGCAGTCCCTGGCTAACAAGTCCTACAGTGTCGTGTTCGTGTCTCCGATGGCCAAGGCGCAGAAGCTGGAAGAGGTCAACGCCGTCGAAACCACGTTGCAGGCTGTCGGCATGCTGGCGCAGGCCACTCAAGACCCGGCCGTATGGGACACCATCGACACCGACGAGAGCGTTGCAATCATCCTGGAAGGCCGTGGCGCCCCGGCGCGCGTGGGCCGCAGCAAGGACGACATCGCGGCGATCCGCGACAACCGGGCCAAGCAACAGCAGCAGGCCCAGCAGCAACAGCAGCAGGCCGAAATGGCGCAGAAGACCGCGCCCGTGATGGCCAAGGCAATGACAGAGGCATGATGAATAATCCATCCCCCGAGCTGTACAAGGCTGTATTCGAAGACGATAAGCGGGGCGCTGCGATTCTGGAACACCTGACCCAGATATTCGCCCGCCCCGCTGTCGTCAAGGGCGGCATCGATGCGGTGCTGGAAACATACCAGCGTGACGGGCAGCGCCGCGTCCTTGAGCACATCGTCAACCAGATCAACCGCGCTCATGGCGTGGAAACAACCGAAGAGGAATAACCATGCCACTTTCAACACTGGGCCCGCAGGGCTACATCGTAGACACTCTCGTCAGCCCTTCCGCCGGCGTCAAGGGAGCTGGAACCATCCGCAACGTTCCAAGTTCAGGACCTGGCGCCGGGCTATCGAGTTCGTACGCGCGCACGCGCGCCGCTCTGGCTCGAGTCAAAGCCAAGACAGGGAACATGCGCATTGGCTTCATCGGAGATTCGACCCAAACAGGCGCGTTCTCGCTGGGTTCTGGCGTCGGCGTCATTGGCAACCGCGCAGTGAGCCATGTTGTTTTCGCAGCAAATGCGCTCAATTCGAAGGACACGCCGGCCATTTCCTCGTCGGTTTGGGGTGACCAAAACATCGTTGGCGCTACTACAGCCCAGTATGACCCACGTGTCGTGCAGGGCTCGGGCTGGGGCGTGGCCACTGGAAGGTCGATTGGCGGGTTCATTCATTACAACGCGACCACTACCGCGTCGCTTACGTTCCTGCCGACCAACGAAGTCGACACCTTCGAAATCTACTATGCCATTGCAGCTGGCGCCGCCGACTTCACGGTATCGCGCACCGGTGACACAACCTCCGGAACCATCGTCACAGCAGGCGCCAACGGCATTGGCAAGTACACGTTCACTGGTGCGCTGGGCGGCGACAATCCTATCAGCATTCAGCGGACCGGCACCGGGACCGGCCTGTTCATCATCGGCATCAACGCGTACAACAGCGCCCAGTCGTCGATCCAGTGCTTTAATTGGGGCTGGTCAAGCGGAGCGGTTGCCGATTGGTGCGTGTCGACCCTTCCCTACAATCCGTTGCCCGCCATGCAATATGCGGCCTGCGATCATTACGTGCTGACCTACGGCATCAACGAATGGGCGAGCGGGGTCAACCTGGCCACCTCAAAAGCCAACCTGGCTACCATCGTCGACGCGTTGCTGCTGGTTGGGGACGTAAGCCTGGCAACCGGCTACCCGTCACAAAAGAGCGCGGCGACGCTGGCAGTGCAGCGCAGCTATATCGATGCTCTGTATGACGTGGCCAATACGCGCGGCCTGGCTGTCAACGACGTATGGCAGAAGGTCGGCTCATACGAGCAAGGCAACGCATTCGGCTACTACGCCAACAACTTGCACCCGGTCAGGGCGCTGTATCAGCTGAAAGCTGAGGCAGATGCTGCTATGATCGTTTCGCTGTAACCACCAACCAGAAGGAAGAGAAAATGAACTTCAAGCGCATGATGTCCCGCTACATGGAACAGGCCGGCGAGCCAGCACCAGGCGGCGCACCAGCTGCACCAGTACCGGCCCCAGCTGGCACGCCAGCACCAGCAGAACCGGCTGCGGCCGCTCCCTCGCTCCTGCAAAGCGGCGCCACCCCGGCCGAGCCGGGCGCCTTCGACTTCATCCCCGAGAAGCTGCGCGTGAACAAGGAAGACGGCGCCTTCGACCTGGAAGCATCCAGCCGCAAGATGGGCGAGGCATACAGCGCGCTCGAAAAGCGCTTCGGCGCCGGCGATGTCCCGCCAAAGACGGTCGACGAATACAAGGTGGCCGTGCCCGACGCATTCAAGGAAGCCATCGACCCTGCCACCGATGAGGGCATGAAAGGCTTCCTGGCCGGCGCGCTCGAACAGGGAATGACGCAAAAGCAGGTCGATTTCGTCATGAGCAAGTATTTCGACATGGCCCCTAAGCTGGTCGAAGGCGCGCAGCAGTACGACACCGAGAGCGCCAAGGCCGAGCTGGGCAAGGTCTGGAACAACGAAGCGGACATGAAGCGTGGCGTGCGCAATGCATTCGTCGGCGCCAGCGCGGCGGCACAGAAGGCGGGTATGGACATCAACGCCATCATGAACGGCCGCCTGGGCAATGATCCCGACTTCGTGCGCCTCATGGCCGCCCTGGGCCCCGAGTTCCAAGAAGATCCGGGCGTCGGCGGTATGCAGATGGTAACGCAGGACGACATCACGACCTTGCTGTCGTCGGATGCCTACAAGGACTCGCGCCACCCCGAGCATGCCAAGACCAGCGCCAAGGTGCGCGCGTACTACGAACGGAAGCACGGCACCGCGCCGGCGGGCTGATCAGCACCCGCTCCAACCTGGGCCAGCCTTCGCGCTGGCCTTTTTCATTTGGTCGAGATTCTGACCACCACGCCGCGCAATCATTGCCACCAATCAAGGGCCTGACCTGGCGCGCAGACAACCCTACAGCCCGCACCACAGCATGACTAGCCGATGCCGTGGACGTAGCAAAGGCCCGGTAACGGACAACCTCAAGGCGAAACGAAACCATCCTTTTTGCTTCACCTTCGGAGAATAGAAAATGTCCAATACCATTACCAAAGCATTTGTCATCCAGTGGGATGATACGATCCGCCTGCAAGCGCAACAGAAAATCTCGCGCCTCGCTTCGTGCGTCTTCGACAAGGGCACGATCACCGGCGAGTCGTTCACCGCCAACCGCCTGGGCCCAATCGACGACACCCCGCTCAACACCGTGCGCCACGGCGACACCGAATGGAGCGAATCGGTTCACTCGACCCGTGTCGCCCTGATGCAGGACTTCTACCAGGCCCTGCCGGTTGACCGCGCCGACGAAGCCAAAGTGCTGGCCAACCCGACCGGTTCCTACATGGAATCGCTTGTGGCCGCCTGGAATCGTCGCCAGGATAACCTGATCTTCAATGCCCTGATCGGCAACAGCCAGGCCAAGGACGGTTCCCTGATTGCCCTGCCAGCTGGCCAGAAGATCGCCGCCGGCGCCGCTGCCTTCACCAAAGCGAAGATCATCACCGCGAAGAAGATCTTCCGCAAGAACGAAGCCGACCAACACAACGGTGAAGAACTGTACATCACCTACAACAGCGAAATGCTGGAAGACATCCTGGCCGACACCACCCTGACGAGCGCCGACTTCTTGGCCGTCAAGATGCTGCAGGAAGGCGATGTCACCGGCAAGTGGATGGGCGTGAACTGGATCCCTTACGAGCGCATCCAACTGGTCTCGACGACCTACTCGACCGTGATGTGGGCCAAGTCGGCGCTGCATCGCGGCATGGGCTTCGTCGAAGGCAAGAGCCAGCGTCGCGGCGACAAGAAGGACACCATGCAGGTCTCGATGGCTGCTTCCTTCGGTGCGGTTCGCGTCGAAGAAGAAAAAGTGGTTCAAATCGACTTCGTCTAAACCCAGTAGCGGCTCGGTAATCGCCGGGCCGCATGCAAGCAAAATTCAAGGAGCACTATCATGGCTGAAAGCAATACCACCCAAGGCGCGAAGATCATCGCCAACACCAAGCTGGTCCCGCACGAATCGCACGGCCGCATCCGCGTTCTGTGCTCGAAGATGCCGACGACCTATGCATCGATTCCCATCGCTGACACGATCTTCATCGGCCGCGTCAAGGCAGGCACGCGCTTCCTGGCCAACGGCAAAGTGTCGTGCGCCGCCGGCACCGCATCGTCGACGATCAGTATCGGCCTGCGCGAAACCGCAACCGGAACGGTGATCAGCGCCACCGCACTGGCCACTGGCCTGGACGTTGCCGCCGCTGGCCTGAAACAGGTTGACACCGGCGCCTACATCGCCGCTGGCGCCGAGTACGTCACCCTGAAAGAATGCGATGTCTACGCCACCGTGGCCGGCGCAGCAATCGCAGCCAATCAGGCGCTCAAGTTCGAGCTGCACTACGTGCAAGACTGATTCTCGCTTCATACCTGCCCTTTTGGGCTTCGCCGGGGCCTTTGTGCCTCGGCTTTTTTTTGAGGGTCCGAATTATGGCAACCGACGTAAGTATCTGTTCAAACGCCTTGATCATGCTGGGCGGCGCGCCGTTCGCATCGTTCGACGAGCCCAAGCCGCACGTGCGCATCGCGGCGAACCTGTACCCCTCCGTGCGCGATACTGTGCTGCGCGCCCACTCGTGGAACTGCTGCACTGCGCGCGTTATCCTGGCACCGCTCACCGAGGCCCCGGCCTATGACTTCACCAAGCAATTCCAGCTGCCGGGCGACTGGCTGCGCACGCTGCAAGTTGGCTACAAGGACTACCCGCTGGAATATCGCATGGAAGGCTTGCGCATCCTGGCCGACGTTACCGCCCTTCCGCTGGTCTACACGTTCCGCAATACCGTAGAAGACACCTGGTCCACGAACCTGATTCATGTGATGGAACTGGCCATGGCTGCCAAGATGGCCTACGCCGTCACCAGCTCGAGCAGCGTGCGCGACAGCCAGCGCGACGAGTACATGCGCGAAATGAAGTATGCCAAGGCTGTGGACGGGCAGGACGATCCGCCGGAAGAGTTCCGCGCCGGGACGTTCCTTGAATCGCGCTTCGCCAGCGGTTCCGGCAACACGAATTACTAAGGGGGCCACATGCCACGCGTCACCATCAACAGCACCAATTTCACCGCCGGCGAGGTCTCGCCCAAGTGCTACGGCCGCGTCGACCTGGCGCGCTACCAGAACGGCGCTAAGGCCATGCCGAATTGCATCGTCAACATTCACGGCGGGGCCGAGCGCCGGCCCGGTTCGATCTTCGTCAAGGAGACCCGTGATTCTCTGCAGAAGTCGCGCCTGATCCCCTACATTTTCAGCACCACGCAAGCATACATTCTGGAATTCGGAAACCAGTACATGCGCGTCTACCTGCAATCGGGCGGCCAGGTCGAGATCTCCCCCGGCGTTCCTTATGAGATCCCAACGCCATACACGCCGGCCATGCTCGACGCGCTCGATTACACGCAAGGCGCTGACACTATGTTCCTGTTCCATAAGGATGTCCCGGTCTACACGCTGCAGCGCGTGCTGTCCGATTATTGGACCCTGCAGCCGGCGCCATTCGTGGTGCAGCCGTTCGAAGAAATTGGCATGACTTTCCCCGAAACGCTATCGCTATCTGCAACAACGGTCGGGGTTGGACGAGTGGCAACGGCAAGCGGAAACATTTTCTTGCGTGGTGATGTTGGGCGGCGAATTGTCTACGGTTCTGGAAATTCACTGATAACCCTTTACGGCGGAACAAACCAGGTAACGATTACGATAAATGCCCCATTTTCCGGCACACCACTTCCAGCCAGCCAGTGGGAATTGCTGGATTCTCCGCAGGTTGACTTAACTCCTTCTGTGGCGACTCCAATCGGTATTAACGTTGTTTTGAATGCGACTTCTGGCGGTGCTCCAATGGCGAGTTTTCGCGTTGATGATGTTGGGAAATACATTCGGATTAACGGCGGCCTCGTTCTTGTAACAGGGTGGGTTTCAACGACACAAATTGTGGGGACGATCAAGGAAGAATTATCATCCGTTGTACCCGCGCCGGCTAATGCCTGGACCCTGGAATCGTCGGTTTGGAACCCGCTGTACGGCTACCCAAGCTGCGGCGCTCTGTACGAGCAGCGCCTAATTGCGGCTGGATCGATCCGCAACCCGCAAACGGTATGGGGCTCGCGCTCGGGCCTGCCGTACGATTTCACTATCGGACTCAACGACGACGACGGCTTTAGCTTCTCGCTGCCATCCACCGGCCAGATCAACCCGATTCAGCGCATGGCGTCGACAAGTACCCTGCTGCCGCTTACCTACGGCGGCGAGTACACCATGGAAGGCGGCAACAGCTACGCCCTGACGCCGACCAACGTCAAGACGCGCGCGCCGTCCGTCTATGGCTGCAACCAGGTCAAGCCGCACCGTGTCGGCAACGAAGTGCTGTTCGTGCAGCGCAGCGGCCGCAAGATTCGTTCGCTTGCCTATCGCATCGAATCCGACACCTACAACGCGCCGGACCTGACCGTGCTGGCCGAACACATCACCCTGTCCGGGATCAAGGATATGACCTACCAGCAGGAGCCGCGCTCCGTGCTGTGGTGCGTGCGCAACGACGGCAAGATCGCCACGCTGACGCTCGACCGCGACGAAGGCGTGACGGCATGGACGCCGCAGGAAACGGACGGCGTTTATGAATCGGTGGCCGCCATCCCGAGCGCGAATGGCGATGAGGTTTGGACCATCGTGCAGCGCCTGGTCGGGAATGCGGTAAAACGCTACGTCGAGCGCTTTGACACGACCCGCTACACCGATTGCGGCATCATCGGCAACAACGTCGGCGGCGCGGCAACCTGGTCCAACCTGGGCCACCTGGAAAGCAAGACCGTCGCCGTGAAAGCGGACGGCGTGTACATGGGCACGTTCGTTGTCACGGGCGGGCAGATCACCCTACCGCGCACCGCGCTCAACGTGGAAATTGGCCTGCCGTTCTCGAACAGTGTCACGCTACTGCGCCCTGAGATTCAGGCCGGCGACGGCACTGCGCAGGGCAACGCGAGCCGCGTGCATGAGGTGTCGATGCTGGTAATGGAAACAATCGGGATGAAGATCAACAACGACGAAGTAGCATTCCGCGAGTTCGGCCCGGACCTTCTGGACGAAGCGCCCGAAATCTTCTCCGGGTTTAAGCGCGCCGGCTTGACAGGGTGGTATCGTGGCGATGAGCAAGAAATCACGGTGAAGCAGGACGAGCCTTACCCGTTCCATCTGCTTTCCGTGGTCCGTAAATTCACCGTCAACAGCTGAGGAAAGAAATGCCGATCCGCCCCGCAACGCTTGATGATCTCCCCCGCATCCTGGAATTGGGGGAAATGCTGCACCATGAGAGCCCGCGCTGGTCCCGCCTGTCGTTTAGCCGCGAGCGCGCCGCCGACTTTATCTCGCGCCTGATCCTGTCGGATTGGGGTTGCGTGTTCGTGGCCGAAGCAGACGGCGTAGTGGTTGGCGGAATCGCTGGCACTGCTTTGCCGCACTGGTCGAGCGACGATATCCTGGCGCAGGAGGCGAGTTTCTTCATGCTTCCCGAGGCGCGCGGGAGCATGGCGGCGGTGCGGTTGATCAGCACCTTGACCGCCTGGGCGAAGATGCGCGGCGCGGTATGGCTGCATGCTGGAACGTCGACAGGTTTGGACCCCGAGCGCTGCGCGGGGCTTTACGAGCGGTTGGGCTTTGCCCGCTGCGCAATTGGATTGGAGGTGTACTGTGGGAATTGAAACTAGCGTATTGCTGATGTACGGCGCGCTTGCATCGGCGGCGGTGGGGACTGTGGCCACGCTGTACCAGGCCGACACGGCAAAGAATACTGCCGAAGCAAATGCCGAGCTGGCACGGCGCGAGGGCGCGGCCGAGAAGGATGCGGCTGTAGCGCAGGCCGAGAAGATCCGGCGCGCTGGCCGGGCGCAGGCGGCGGCTGCGAATGCCTCGCTGGCCGCCTCTGGTGTCGCCATCGGGGAGGGCACAGCGCTACGAATTAACGAGCAGATTTATCAGGATTCGGAGAGCGATGCCTATACAGCGTTGCTGACCGGAACCCGGCGCCAACGTACCAATGACAATTCCGCGATGATCATGCAGTCAGAAGGGAAGGCAGCGCAGACAGCGGGATACCTGAATGCGGGTTCGACGATGCTGGCGGCCGGCTCGCAATACGGCAAGTGGAAAATGTCTCAACAGAAAGGCGGGGGCTGATATGCGGATTCCAGTCGGTAATTTCGGGAACGCCGTTGCGGCGCCCGAGCAGCAGGCGAAATTCAGCGGGCGCGATCCGATCGGCCAGGCCCTGGGCGGGCTGGCGCAGTCGATCGGCGGCGCCGTGGAAACCATGCAGCAGGCCGAGCTGCAGAAGCAACGCTCGCAGGCGGCCATGACGGCGGCCACCTTGTCAAACGACCTGCACGACATTCACGACCAGATCGGGCGCGATGTCTCCGAAGGCAAGCTGCCGGCCGAACAAGCCGTGCCCGAGTTCGAATCGCGCATGGGCAAGCTGAAAGGCGAGCGAACGAAAGACCTGACCAACGATCAACGCATGGTCATCGACGAACACCTGATCAAGCCTGCCGGCGCGCTGCAGCGAAACTTGAACGGCATCGCCATCGCGCGCACGCAAAGCGAGACCGGGGCGAACATCATGGGTATTGGCGAGCAGCTAGGCCGCGCCGCGCAGCGTGACCTGAATGGATCGATCGAGCAATACAAGACCGTCGTCGACACAATGGGCCCATCTGCTGGCTGGTCGCCCGAGCAGATCGCCAAGCAGAAACAGGCATTCGTCGAGCAGTCCACCTACAATTTTCACGACTCGGCGCTGGAAGGCGCAGCGCAAACTGGCAAGCTGGAACTGGTCACATCGGTACGCGAGCAGATTCAGGGGGACGCTGGCGAGCCGCTGGACCCCGCGCGCCGCACCGCCCTGATCACGAAAGCTTACGGCATCGAGAACGGTATCAAGGCTTCAACCATTCGGGACCAAGAACGCCAGCTGCGCGAGCAGGAAGCGCGCGAGAACAAGGCGTTCGACGCGTTCAAGGAGGCCGACAACATGGTGCAGGACGGCCGGTACATGTCGACCGAATTTATCAGCAACCTGTCCACCGTCACCGCCGGCACGAAGATGGCGCCCGTAGTGCAGGAGCTGGTCAAGTCCCAAGCCAAGTATGCGGGCTTCGCCTCCTACCCGGTCGCCCGGCAGAAGGCCGAGATCGAGCAGCTGCGCGCGCAGGGCAGCACGCCAGGAGTCGGCAGCTCCCCCGATCAGGAGAAGTACATCGCCAATTTGCAGAAGATCGCAGACGCGACGGAGAAGGGCTACACCGATAACCCGTGGAAAACGGCGCAGGAGCACGGCGTTATCAAGCGCGCGCCCGAGATCGCGCTCACCGACATGAACACGACCATGACCGTGCTGCAGGGCCGCATGGGGCAGATCGGCGCCATCGAGGCGGCGGCCGGGCGCAAGGTATCCCCGCTGCAGCCGCAGGAAGCTGAGCAGATCGGGCGTCTGGTCAAGTCCATGCCACCAGATCAGCAGTCTGCCGCACTGGCCGGCTTCGGCAAGATGATCGGGGATGCTGACCGCCTGGCCGACTTCGCGCGCCAGATCGACAGCAAGGACCGGGTGTTGGCCACGGCCATGATGGTGGGTGACCTGCAAACGACGCAGGGCCGCTACACCTCGGAGCTGATCATCAAGGGCAATCGGGCGCTCAAGGACAAGGCGATCATGGTCGACGCCGCCAAAGAAACTGGCTGGCGTGGTGCTATTGCCAACGAGATTGGCGACGCCTTCCCCAATCAGGAAGTGCGCGATCGCACCATCGAAGCGGCGTATTTGGCCACGGCCGGCATGGTGTCGGAGGGGCAAAGCGCCGATGTCAAGCGCGCGCTGCGCCTGGTATCTGGGCCTATCGTCGAGCGCAACGGGATCAAGATCCCCATCCCGCGCGGCATGGAAGAAAGCGACTTCGAAAAGCGCATCAAGGCGGTGACGCCGGCCACGCTGTCCGGGCAGGCGCCGGGCGGCCAGGTCTTCATCGGCAAGACTCCTATGCCGTTGGCCGACTTTGTGAAAACCATCCCCGACGCGAAGCTGGTCTCAGCGGGTCCGGGCAAATACAACGTGCGCGCTGGCATGGGCCTTGTGGTCAACGCCAAAGGACAGCGCATCACTATCGAGGTGGGTAATGGCCATTGACGAACTGTACCAGTCCGGGACCGACAAGATCCTAGACGACCGCGCAACCCGACCGCTGCCCGAGCCAATCGAACAGCGGTCTTTTGGCGTAAACGCCTGGAGCATGGCCAAGGCCCCGGTGAAGGGCGGCGCGGCTGGCATCACCGAGTCTGGCGGGTTCCTGGCCGATGTCATGGGCGCCTACGGCGAAATGCAGGCCGGCTATGCCCGCTCGCTGGATCCGTCCCTGATGCTGGACCATGAGGCGGCTAAGAAGGTGCAGGACGAAGGCGCCGCCGCCCGCGCGCGCGTCAAGAGCGGCGAGGCATTCAGCACGGAAATGGGGACATCGTTTCGCCAGACCGCACGCGAGTATGCCCCTGATCCACAATCGGCCGGAGTGGCTGAGAATCTGCTGTTTGGCCTGCCGCGCTTCATGACCAAGGCGGTGGGCTACACGGTGGCCGGCGGCGGCGTGCCGGGCGCAGTCATGCTAGGAGCCGACGAAGGTATGACCGAAGCCGATCGACTCAAAGCCGAGGGCGTCGACATCAACACGCGGACGAAGGTGGGCGCGGTGGCTGGTACGGTAGCCGGGGCATCCGTCCTGCTGCCGGTGGCCGGGTCGACCTGGAAGACGACGGCCGGCCTGGTCGCCGTGGGCGGCCCTGGCGGGTTCGTCGCGCAGCAGGCGGCCAGCAAAGCCATTCTTGAGCATGCCGGCTATGACAAGCTGGCCGACCAATACGATCCGCTCGATCCTGTAGGCCTGGCCGTTTCGACGCTGGTCCCCGCCGCCTTCGGTGCGCATGCGACGCGCGCGGCACGCGGCCGGCCGATTCCGACCGAATCAAACCCAGCAGCGGCGCGCCAACTGCAGCAGATGGCCGGCAACGAAAAACTGGCCTTGCCCCACGACGATCCCCGCCTGGATGCCTATGCCGTCACGGCGGCGCAGCGCGAAGGGATCAGCCCCGAATTGCTGCTGGCGGTCAAGAATGCCGGCGAACGATCGGCGCCGACGGCAGTATCCCCGAAGGGCGCCAAGGGCGTCATGCAGTTCATGGATGCGACCTGGGCCGAGTTTGGCAAGGGCGACCCACGCGACCCGGTGGCATCGATCGACGCCGGCGCGCGTTACCTGAAACACCTGGTCGACAAGTACAACGGGAACGAGCAGGCCGCGCTGGCGCACTACAACGGCGGCTACAAGGCGGGCGACGCCATCATGGCCGGCAAGCCAGCGCCAGCCAAGGAAACGCGCGACTATCTGGCCCGATCCGAAAAATACATGGCCGAGCGCAAGGGCGAGGAAGCAGGCAAGGCCGCCGCAGAAGACCCCGACATGGTTGCCGCCGCGCGCGTGCAGCAGGTCCGGGACACATTGGAAGCATCAAACCTGCATGACCCAGCTAGCGCCGCCGGCCATGAGCAGCACTTTGACGCTGCCATGCGCGCCGCCGACCAGATCGGGGCGGGCGAGCCGGTCGATGTCAGCGCCATTGCTGGGCTGGACCACAGCGGGCAAACCAAGTTGCTCGAGCAGATGGCCGCGCGCCTGGAAGCCGCGCATCAAGACCTGGCCCCGGACGTGACAGCGGCGCCGCATGAGGTCGCCGCGCAGACCCAAGCAGACTTGCAAGCGCTGTCCGGGCTGCGGCAAACCATGGACGAAGTAGCCGCGCAAGCGCCAAAGCCAGCCGCTCCTGCAGTTGATCCGCACGCCGCCGTAAAGTTTGACAATCCGGCCGCCGCCGACAAGTACCTGACCGAAAACAAAATCAGCAAAACGCACCGGGCAGAAATGACGGGCCGCGACCAATACAGCATTCGCCCGCGCAAAGCCGATGCCGTGGACTGGCGCACGAAGGTGGCAAACCAGGAAGCGAAGCTGGCCGAGCAGCTGCGGGTAGCGCAGGAGAATGCAGCGGCGCGCCAAGCTGCGCGGCAAGCTGCATCTGGTACTGAAAAGCTTTATCGCGGTATCAAGGAGGCCGGTCAGAAAGACGAAAACGGCGTCGTCTTCACGACACCGGACCGCGCAGCCGCGCAACGGTATGCTGGTGAGACTGGGACCGTACTGGAATTGTCGGCATCAGGTGGCCGCGTGCTGGACCTTACAAGCCTTGGCTCTGTAAGCAAGGGCGAGGCATTGGCCAAAGCACTAGACGAAGTGCTTGGCAACCAAGGCGCAACAGACAAAGCCATGAACCATATGCGCGAAAATGATGCTGGGCAGGTTGATACCTACAAGCTTCTACGCAATGCCATTGCTGTAGAGCAGCTGCGCACAGCTGGAATCAATGAAGTTCGATTCTCGCAGATTGGCGGCGATGGGAAAGACCATGTGACGGTGGCCTTATTGGGAAATAATGCTACAAAAGGCCCAGCAGACGCACCAGGCGCCCTGCCACAAGGCGCAAAGCCGAAAGCCGAAGCAAACCCCATCGCCGCGTCAATCGAGGCGCAGGCGGCCGAAATTGCCAAGTTCTCGCCCGATATGATTGTGCAGCTGGAAGGAATGGAAGCGCCTATGCGACTGGCCGACGCGCTCGAAGCGGTCAAGGCCGAGGCTGCAAAGGAAGCCGAAACCGCCCCACTGTTCGAAACTGCCGCGCAATGCGCATTGCAAAACCTATAAGGATCGCACCATGAACCCACGTTGCAGACAAGCAGTCGAAGCCGCCGCCGGGCGCCGCATGACGGAAGGCGAAATCAAGGCCATCGAAGACCGGATCAGCCGCACCATGCGCGAGCTGGCACGCACCGATCCGGCCGGCTGGCGATCCAAGAGTTCCAATGAGCGCATGATTGAAGCGGCGCAGCGGGCGGCGCAGGATGTCGTCGCAGAGGCACAGCTCAAGGTGCAGCGCGCGCAGATCCAGATTATCGCCACTGCCGGCATGGAAAACCGCGTGGGCGACTTGATGGCGGCATATGCTACTGAGCGCAGCCGGGCGCTGGTCAAAGAAATGGAGCTCACCGACAACTATGCCGAGGGCGTCAAGCGCGAGATCATGGGCCAGCTCATCCCCCTGATGGATGCCGTGACCAGTCGCGATGGTGTCAGCGCCGGCCGGGGCGCGCTCATGTTCCTGTTCGATGCCGAAAACCCGCAAATGACGCAAGACCTGGCGCGCGAGATATTCACCAACGGCAGCGGCGCCACCGGAAACCAGATGGCGCAGAAGGCAGCAAAGGTATGGCTCGACCAGATTGAGGGGCTGCGCACGCGATTTAATGGCGCCGGCGGCGATGTAGGCAAGCTGGATTATGGCTACCTGCCGCAGCCGCACGACCAGGCCCTGGTGCGCGGCAATGGCGACGCTGCGGCGCGCACGAAGTGGGTCGAATCCACGTTGCCGCTCATGGACCGCAGCCGCTACCTGCTCGAAGACGGCACCCGCATGACCGACGACCAGGTAGCAGAGGTGCTGGCCCGCGCATGGGAGACCATCGCCACCGGTGGACTGAACAAGATGGAACCGGGCAAGAACGGGGCGAGCGGCGCCAAGGCCAACGCCGGCAGCGAGTCGCGGCAGATCCACTTCAAGGACGCCGACGCGTACCTGGCCTACATGAAGGATTACGGCGGCGGGAGCATGTACGACGCGATGCTGGGCCACATCGGCGGCATGTCGCGCAACATTGCGCTGGTCGAGCGCTACGGGCCGAACCCGGAAACGCAGATGCGGCTACAGTTCGACCTGGCCGCCAAGGCCGACACGCGCGACGTTACCGACCTGCCGCGCTCCTTCGGCATGCGGCCCCAATCGTATTGGGACATGCTGAGCGGGAAAACAGGCATGGCCGGCAATGGCAATCTGGCACGCGTGGCGCAGGACCTGCGGAACATTCAGGTCTTCGGCAAGCTGGCCAGCGCGGTTATTTCGAGCGTCACCGACATGGGAACGTACTTCGTGACCACCGGGTTCAACAAGCTTTCGTACTGGGAAGGGCTCAAGAACATTGGCAAGCTGGCCGCCAGCGGCGACACGCGCGACTTCCTGACCATGCACGGCATTATTGCCGAGTCGATGGTGTCGAACCTGAATCGCTGGTCCGGCGACAACATCAAGAACAACTGGTCAGGCCGCCTGGCCAACAGCACCATGAAGCTGTCGCTCATGAACGCCTGGACCGACACCATGCGCCGCGCCTTCTCGCTGACCATGATGGGCGGCCTTGCCAAGCTGTCGAAAACGGACTGGCCGGCGCTATCAGAATGGGACCGCGCGCACATGACGCGCAAGGGCATAACGGCCGACGACTGGGCCGTGATCCGCCAGGCGCAGTTGACGCCGCACGGTGGCGCCGAGTTCCTGACGCCCGAGGCGATCCGTGCCGGGAACCATCCGCGCGCAAATGAGGTAGTCGCAAAGGTGTTGGGCCTGATCACCGACGAATCAGAATATGCGGTGCTCAATCCGGACATGGCTACCAAGGGCATTGCCAGCGGCGGCGGCACCTCGCGCGGCACCGTCCGGGGCGAGCTGGCGCGAGCGGTGATGCAGTTTAAAAGCTTCCCCATTGCGATGGCTTCCCGGCACTGGCGCCGCATGATAGACACCCCTAGCGGCCAAAGCGGCGCGCCTGTGCTCGCCAACAGGCTGGCCTACGGCGCGGCCATGATGACAAGCCTGACCGCCCTGGGCGCCGTCGCCTACCAGGCCAAGCAGGTTGTTCAAGGCAAGGACCCTATGGATATGACTACGCCGAAGTTTTGGCTGCGCGCGCTGGCGCAGTCGGGCGGACTGTCGATTGTCGGAGACTTCCTGTTCACCGATCCGACCGAGAACCCCGGCGATGCGACGGCAAACGCGGTCAAGACCCTGGCCGGCCCGACTGTGGGCAGCACCATCGACCTGACCTATAAGCTGGGCATCGAGAACGCATACGAGGCGTCCAAGGGCAAGGACACGCACATCGCAGCGGAGGCTATCCGGTTCGGCCGTTCGCACCTACCGTACGTGAATCTTTGGTACGCTAAGGCGGCAATCGACCACATGGGCATGCACGCGCTGCAAGAGAATCTTTCCCCGGGGTATTTGGGTAAAATGAAGCAGCGCGCGAAAAAGGAAAACGGTCAAGACTATTGGTGGAATCCTGGTACTGGCGGCCCGGATCGCGCGCCCGACTTCGCCGCCGTGAAAGGGAAATAACATGCGTGCCGATCAATACCAGCGTTTGCAGGAGCTGCAAGAAAAGCTGACCGAAGTATTCCTGGATGAGGCAGACCCGGCCCATTGGAACGGGGCCGGCGTCAAGCTGGCCGACATGGACCAGGAGACACGCGGGAATGCCTATTGGTGCAAGAAGAACGCCGCCGCAACCCTGTCGGTCCTGATGCGAACAACTAACCTGATCGGCGTGATTCAAATGCGCAGCGACCCGAGCCGGAATGATGCGGCCGGCGTCCCGGCGCCGGAACAGGACAAGGAAGAAAACACGCTCGACGCCGAGGTGCGCGCGGCTGAGAAAGAGGCGAACAAATTGCTGGCCAAAATGCAGTCCACCATGTCGAGCCATGGAAAAGCATAACGTCAGCTTTTTGACCTTCTTCGTGATGTGGGCGAATTACATGCGCTGGGAGGTCCCGGAACTGCACGTTCGCATTTGCGTGTGGCTGGAGACCTGCAAGGAACCGGAGCGCGTCTTGATGGTCTTCCGGGGCGCGGCCAAGTCCACTATCTACGCGGTCTGGTGCGCATATCGCCTGTACCGGGACCGCACGCACCGCGCGCTGGTCTGGTCGGCCGACAATCCAACGGCCGGCATGCTGACCGCCGACGCCATCAATGTCCTGCGCAATCACCCGCTTTGCCGCGGCATGCTGCCGTCGAAGCCGGGCGCGAAAAAGTTTTGGGTAGTGGGCGCCACCGATGCGCGAAACGCCAGCATGCGCGCATCCGGGGTCGATTCCAACGTGACCGGCGCGCGCGCGGTCGACATCGATTTCGATGACGTCGAAGTGCCAGGCAACATCGAGTCCCCCGAGGCGCGGCTCAAGCTGCGCAATCGCCTATCCGAATCGACGCACATTGCATTGCCTGGCGCACAGCAAACGCTGATCGGCACGCCGCACACGCACGATTCGATCTACCCGGAGCGCATCGCCGCCGGCGCGGCCTTCCTGAAAATCTGCCTGTTCGAGTCGGTCAAGCGCTACGAAGACACGACCAAGGAAAAGCGCTACCGCTTCGACTTCACGCCAGGCGAGGATGGAATTTACGTCATGCTCGGCATCGGGGCAAACGCGAAGATGTGCGTGCCAGGCGAAGATTACGAAGTGCACGGCGATCACATCGTGTTCCCAGCGCCGCCGCGCGCCACGCTCGATATCTGTGCGAACTGCTCATGGCCAAAGCGCTTTGACCGGGCCGAGATCCACGAGCGCCGCCGCAAGACGCTGACGCTCAACGCCTGGGATTCCCAGTACCAGCTGGAAGCCAAACCTCTAAAGGAGTCGAAATTGGACCCGAACAAACTGCGCGCCTACGATGCCATGCCGTCGATTGTGCGCGCCAACGGCGGCGTGCGCATGATGCTTGGCAAGGCGCAGATCGTCAGCGGCCGCGCCGTGTGGGACCCGTCCCTTGGCAAGATCCACAGCGACAGGTCGGCATTCTCGCTGATCCTGGACGACGCCATGGGGAACTATTATTGGCAGTGCGCCGAGGCATTCACTGGTGAATATGCGGAATTCTCCGATGCCAAGAACAGCCAGATCACGGGCGGCCAGGTCATGCAGGCAGTAGCCCTGATCAAGAAATATAACATTGTCCACATCTACGTCGAGACCAACGGCGTCGGCGCGTTCACAGAAAAGCTGCTGCAGCGCGCGATCAAGCAGGAAGGGCTGGTTTGCGGCGTGACCGCGATCACGGCAACCAGCAACAAGAACAAGCGGATCCTGGACGGCCTGGAAGGACCGATGAAGTCAGGCGTGCTGTGGGCGCACGTCGATGTCTTGAACGGGCCGGCCTGGGATCAAATGATGGTCTGGAACCCGGAAGTATCGAACCAGCCGGACGATTACCTCAACAGCGCCGCCGATGCCATCCTGCAAGCGCCTGTCCGGATAAACCATTTGGTCGAGATTCTGACCGTTCACAGAGGCGAAGATTGGCGCCAATCAACAAGTGTTCATGAAGTGACCCTTGAAACCTGAGCGTCGAGCGTCTAGGCGGCGCTCCTACCGGACCCGCCGCCATGACCGTATCAGCTCAACCCACCCTATTCCAATATGTCGGCAATGGCGTTACTACCGTATTCGCCTACAACTGCCAAGTTTTACAGCCTAGCGACCTGAATGTCTACGTCAATGGTGTTGCCGTCACAAGCGGGATCACCAAAGGCGGGATCGGCTCGCTGACTGGCGGCACCGTTACCTTCTCCGTTGCCCCGGCCAACGGCGCCCAAGTGATCCTTGAACGCGAAGTAGTTCTCGAACGCACCACCGACTACCAGCAGAACGGTGACTTCCTCTCGCGTGTGGTCAACCCCGATTTCAACAGAATCTGGATGGCGCTGCAGCAGCTCATGACTGGTTTTTCGCGCGCGCTCAAGGTTCCTAAAACTGATGTCTCCCCGATCACCGAATTGCCACCGGCTGCCACCCGAGCCAACAACCTTTTGGGTTTCGATGCAAGCGGCAATCCGATCACGGTTGCGCCAAATGCGCAATCGGCAACAGCGCTTCAAACCCTGTATGCAACTAGCGCAGGTTCAAGTCTGATCGGGTTTATTCAAGCCGGTGTAGGCGCTATCCTGCGCACGCTGCAAAGCAAGTCGCGCGACATCATCAACGTGCGCGATTTTGGCGCTGTGGGCGATGGCGTTACCGACGACACCGCAGCGATTCAGGCCGCCATCAACTACGTCCGCACGCGCAGCGGCGCCACGCTGTACTTCCCGGCGCAAGTAGCCGGCCAGTTCTACAAGACCACGGCGCCGCTTACCTGTGACGGCTCTATTACGATTGTGGGCGACGGCATGCACGCGGTAATCATTATTGCCACCGGCCTGAGCGCTGGGCAGTACGTGCTCGACTTCAACCTGCCGCTGGCGTCGAACTACTATTTCAACATTTCGGGCATCACCCTGCGCAGCAACAACGCGCTTCCGAAAGCCTTGCGCCTGACAAACACCTCGTACGTCGTTCTGAAAAACGTGCAGTTTTACAATGTCGCTGATGGCGCCGTCTTCTCCGGCGGTAACACGTTCTCGAACTATTTCGACAACGTGGTCGGCTACCAGATCACGCGCAACACCGTGCGCTTCGAAGCGTTTAACGGCGGTGGACAGTATGCATTCTCCAATTGCACTTTCACGGGCGACGAAGGTTTCTACCTGCACTCCGACAGCGCGACAAATAACCTGTCGATCACCAATACGAACTTCGAGCAATGCGTTACAACGAGCCTGTCGATTGCCGGCACGGTCGAGGGTTTGAACCTGGCCGGCTGCCGCACCGAGGGCAGCAACTTGAACGACTTCGTACTCAACCAGGCTGTCGGCAAATCGATAACAGGTATCTCGATCACGGGCTGCTATTTCAGTTCCGACACTGTGGCATCGCGCCCTGTTCAGTTGGGCGGAACTGGCGGCAAGGTGCGCGGCTTCAACATCAGCGGCAACCACGTTTCCGTAGCAACTGGCGCCATGGTCACACTCAACGGCGAGGGCGAATCTGGCGTCATCTCAGGAAACTACCTAGCCACCGCGACCGCCACTCCAACGAATACCCAGCGCGCCGGCGTCGAGGTCTTCGGCAACGAGAACACGGCCGGGAAATGCGCCGAGTATTGGGGCACTGCAACGTGGGACGTCAAAGAAGGCACGTTCACGCCGACCGATGCCAGCGGCGCCGGGCTGTCGTTCGCTGCCGCTTCTGGCCGCTATACGAAGATCGGGCGGCAGGTTCACTGGCACGCGTACCTGCTGTTCCCTGCCACCGCCAACGGCGCGGCAACCGATATTGCCGGCCTCCCGTTCGCAGTGAACTTGAGCACCAACGTGATGGGCCGCGCCGGCGCGCGTGTAGACCTGTGCAATGTCGGCAGCGCCATCGGCGTCATGCAGGGATACAGCACAACGACACGCTTCTCGTTCTGGAATCCAACCGCCCTCACGCAAATTACCAATGCCACCCTGTCCGGGAAAGAGCTGTACATTTCCGGGACTTATTTCGTTTGACCTTAAAAGGAAATCACCATGAAACACTTGAACATGGCCGGCAACGGCAACCCTCCGCCGCCGCCAACTGACCCAAAGAAATCCACTAGCAAGGGAAAAAAGAAGTGACCTCCTACGCGATCATCTTCGCGCTTGCGCTGGCACTCAATGCGCGCGACCGCCGCATGCTGGCGCTGTCGCTGGTGGTCGCGTGCGGTATCTTCGTCCCGATACCTGACGAGAATTTCTACCTGATGTGCATGGGCGCCGAGGCGGTGGTGGCGTTCGCCGCGCATCGCATTGACGCCCCCGCCTCCGCCATGATCATTCGGCTGTCCGTACTGCTGGGCTGCCTGCATGCCCTGGGCTGGGTGTTCGACGGCTACCCGCCGGCTAGCCCCTACCATGCCAGCGTCAAGCTGCTCGAGCACGCCGAACTGATCCTTTGCTGCCTGTTCTCCCGCCCCATTTACAAGAGGTGTTTCCATGCTTGACCCATCTAACCCCGTCCCTTGGATCGTCGTGCTGCTGGTGGCCATCGTCGGCTATTTCGTCAAGGACCAGCACAAGACGATCACGCACCGGATTTCAGAGAATGCCACTCGTCAGGAACTGGAAGCCGCGAAGGAATCCTGGCGTACCGATCTCCGCGAGACCCGCGAGGCGCACCAGATCGAGGCCGCGCGCATGGAACGCCAGTACGAACAGCGCTTCTCCGCCGTCGTGCAGCAGTTCCAGGGCCGCATGGACAGCATGGAAAAGAGCCTGACCGACAAAATCGACCTGGTGCTGCACATCATCGAACGCCGTAACAACCGAGACTGACATGACCCCTTTGCGCCTGCTGCTGACCGCCATCATCCCCGCCCTGTCCGATCTCGCATCGGGCGGCATTCCAGATTCCCCGGCCGCGCGCCGCTTCCTGCTGGCCATTGCGCTCCAAGAGTCCCGCCTCAAGAACCGGCGCCAGGTCGGCGCGAGCGGTCTCGAAGATGGGCCCGCTGTTTCGTTCTGGCAGTTCGAGAAGGGCGGCGGCTGCAAGGGCGTCCTGGGCCATCAGGCGACCTCCGGGCACATGCGCTGGGTGTGCGACGCCTACAACGTCGAGCAGACCGCCGAGGGCCTGTGGCAGGCCATGCGCTTTAACGACATCGTGGCCGCCTGCGCCGCGCGCCTGCTGGTCTACTCGCTGCCGCAGAAGCTGCCTGAGACTTCCGCCGAAGGCTGGGCCCAATACCTGGCCGCCTGGCGGCCCGGGAAGCCGCACGTAGCCACCTGGGCCGAATGCTGGGACATTGCTGATCGACTGACCAAAGGAGCATGACATGGACCCTATCACCATTGCGCTGGCTCTGGCCGGCCAGTTCGCCCCGGACATCATCCGGTATTTCACGAACAGCGACACCGCCGGCAGCGTGGCCGGCAAAGTGATTGACATCGCCAAGACTGTCACTGGCAAGGGAACGCCCGATGAGGCCATGGCAGCGATGAAGGCCGACCCGGCGCTGGCGATCCAGTTCAAGACCGCCGTGATGGCCAACGACAGCGACCTAGAAAAGGCCTACCTGGGCGACCGCCAGAACGCCAGGGCCCGCGATGTGGCCATCGTGCAGGCCGGCCGCTACAACTGGCGCGCCGATGTGCTGGCGGTGCTGGCGGTGGGCGGGCTGGTGCTGTGCGTCTACTTCATCGCGCGCGACGCTGGTCTGCCTGAACGCGCGGTCAACGCCATCATGTTCGTGGCCGGCGTCCTGGCGTCGGCCGTGCGCGACGTGTACGGGTTCGAGTTCGGATCGAGTCGCAGCTCACAGACCAAAGACGCGACGATCAACAATCTCACGAGATAAAAAAAGGCCCGTAACAGGGCCTTTTCCTTTACCGCTCGAAGCGCCGCCGCTCGTATGGCGGCCTGCCCTCTCCCTGTTGTGGCGCCGATGCGGCAATGGCTGGCGGTGGTGGGAGCGGCATCCAGTGCGTTGGATCTGGCGTCATACCACCTTCGCAATCGAGCCAGCCATCGAATCCGTCATGCTCAGCTTGGCCCATGTAGTAGCCTTCGATATCGCGCTCTTCTCTGATATACGGTTCCTCGTGTTCCCACCAACCTTGTGCGACAATGGCGCCATTGGTAAGCATTACCTGCGTTCCATCCTTCGGCGCCGTTTCAATCGGCTGCCACCCTGCCGCCCTATCAGCGCTCGCGCACCTGCATAGCGGCACGAGCGTCGCCTGATCCTTGACCGTGTGCGCGCTGTCGCCAAAGAGCAGCGTCTTGCCGTCTGTGGTGATGAAGGCAATCGGGTCAGCGCTCGGTGCGCGGTCAGGGGCGGCGCGCTTATCCTCGCAGGCTGGGCAAACGCCGTAGTAGTCGGCATTGAGTCCACAAATGTGCGGCGTTCCTTTGGGCCAGTCATCAGACAGCGCCACCGGCTCGGCGGTAGCCTGCGCGGCTCGGGCTTGCCAGCCTTGCTCAAACGCTTCAATAAGCGACATTTTCCCGCCGGTGAGAGCGTGCGGGCCAAGTCGTTCCATCAATGCGTTCGCCATCGCGTCGCTGTCCTCGCGCTCAATGTCGCGCTGTGGGGTGGTTGGTTTCATGCTGGCTCCATTTCTGTTAAAAGTTTCCATGCTTCTGCAACCACTGCTGGAATTTGCCCGTTTCCAGTGGCTTTGAGTCGGTCCATCCGATGGGCCAATCCATCAGCCATTCGTGATTCGTCGGGGTAGGTCGCCCAAACACTCGGACAAATTCTTGAGCGCATTTCCATTTCTGCATTGACTTGGCCGCATAGTTTGCTGTGCAGGTCGGTGTATGCAAGAAGCCAATATCGTTCCCGTACATGGTCTGCACCCAGGTCCGACGCGGCCATTTTGACGCAGCGGACGGAATAACCCAGCGCTTCAAGGTCGTCTGCTGCCCAATCAATCGCTTGCTTACTGACGTTCTCAGCCCATACGTACCTGGGAGCGACATCTGCCACGATCCGCAGCTTTTCCGGCCAGAGATCGTCTGCATTATTTTTCCCCGCAGCTGCTGTGGAATATCTTTGGCAGGGAAAGCCGCCAGAAACCACGTCAATAATTCCTCGGAACGGGCGTCCGTCAAAAGTACGTACATCGTCCCAAATGGGGAACGGTGGCAAGTGCCCCTCATTTTGTCGCTGCATGAGTCGTCTTGCGCAAAAGGCATTGAACTCCACAGCGCAGACTGTTTTCCATCCAAGGAGTTTGCCGCCAAGAATGCCGCCTCCAGCGCCTGCGAAAAGTGCCAGCTCATTCACGTCGCCCCCTTCTCACCGCTACTTGCAGCGGTGGCCGGGAAGTTCGGCACGTATCCGTCCGGGCAATCTTTCGTGAGCCCGCAGCGTTGGCACGACTTCGGCCAAACGCGAGCGCCTTCGTTGATCATCTGATTGCGGCATGGCTGAGCACTGTCGGGCGCTGCAACTGGCGTGCGGGCGTCGAGCAGTTGCTGAATTCGATCAGGCATGCGCTCAAGAGCCGCTTCCCAAAACATGCCATTGCTTCCGGGCCAGAGCTTCGCTACGCACGAGATCAGAATCGACGGCAACTTGCTCACATCAAAGCCGTTGAAGTCTGCATCCCCAATGCTTCCCTTCGCAGCGATAGGCGCGGACTTGCGGGCGGCACGGTCGGCCAGCACGTAGGCGGCAACATCGGCGCAAGCGAAGAAGGGGCCATCGCTTTTAGTGACGTGTTTGAATGGGGCTCTTGGAGAGCCGGTCCATACGTATTGCTGTAGATCCGGCGGCGGCAAATCGCTCGCCTCGTGCTTGACTGCTGGCGCGGTGGGGGCGTGGCCCGTGATATGTTCCGAGCGCAGCAATCCGCACCAGCAACGCTCATTCGGAAGCGTGACCGAGCAACGATCGCGCGCGTGCTTCTGCCAGTACCAGCTAACGACATCGGCAAAGCCCGGTATTTGATGCAGCCCGCAATGGCACGGCGCGGCCACCTGTTCGGCTTTCGCCTCGGGTACAGGAGCCGATACAGGGGCGATGGGCCGATAGAGCGCGCCTACTCGATGAAGCCGTGGGTTGCGCGATTCAAAGCCGTTCGTCAGGTCGAAATCAGACACGAACAACTCGCGCCCGGTGTCGCCATGCTGGAATAGGTGCCCTACTTTGTGCCATCCGTCGATATCGCCCGCTGGTTGAATAGCTGCGGGAGCGGCTGCTTCGATTTCTGCGCTGATTAGGTTGATGCGGTCATCGCATTGCATCATGTCCCAGCTTGAGCCGCAGCCCTTGCTGATAGCTTTGCGCTGATCTTCGAGCCACGTGCGCTCATCTTCCAGCGCCTCGCGAAGTAC